TCCGTCCGGGCCCAGCAGCACGCTCTTCAAAATGGTGTCCGTGCCGGTTCCCGCCGCGTTCAGCCGGATCACCTGGGCTGCCACATCGTCCGCCGCGCGGTCGCTTCCCTTCCAGATCACCCGGCCCTCGCCTTTGGTGCTCTGGTCGGTCAGGGCACCGCCCAGGGCCCCGCGCTCCACCGTGCCGGCTTCCACTTCGCCCTGCCCCTGCAAAAAGGCCGCCCGCAGTGCCTGCTCTCCGCCGGGCTGCTGCAGTACATAGTTCGTGTTCGGGGCAAGGTTGTTCATGCCGCCCGCCAGCTCCAGCGCCTTGTCAAAGGTTTTCACCCCGTCCATCTGGCCCATGCGGTACATGCTGCTTGCTGCCGCCGCGTAGCGTTCCAGGTCTGCAATGCTGTCCGGCACCATCCGGCTGATGGTCTCCGCCGCGCCCTTGCTCACCTTCCAGTCCGTCAGGGTCCGCTGCACGGCCCGCTGCTTCTCAGTCAGGGTCTGCTGGCGCAGCCCCACCGTCCGCCGCAGGC